CCTGCATCCCACCATGAAGCCGGTTGAACTGGTCGAGCGTGCGGTGCGCAACAGCAGCAAGACGCGCGACCTCGTGCTCGACCCCTTCGGTGGCTCGGGCTCTACGCTGATTGCCTGCGAAAAAGCAGGACGACGCGCCCGGCTGATTGAACTCGACCCCAAGTATGTCGATGTGATCGTCAAGCGCTGGGAGCAATTCACCGGTGGCAAAGCTGTCCGGGTCGGCAAACCCGCTGAGGAATCACCCGAGGCGGGCGACGTAGCGCGGATAGTCCCCGCCTGAGGGGTCGATGTAGAGATACGGCCGCCCAGGGGCGTGCACCTCGACGCACAAGCGACCGTCGCCAAAGTAGCCGCCCTTACCCTTGAGCCAGTCGCGTGACTGGCCGAGGTTCGTGGCGAAGGCGTCGAACTCTGCGGTGCTCATTTCGCGAGTCTCGGCGACATAGACCGCATCCTCGCCGGCGGCAGCAAGGTCGTCGAGGTTGAAGGGCTTGCGGCCGAAGGGCAGTCTGATGCTCAACAACTCAACCGGGACTGGCTGGTTGTCGATGGTCAGGGTCAGGGGCTTGCGCTCGATGCTGATGGTCATGGTGCTCATGGCTTGGCGTCTCCTCAGGCAAGGCGGTACACGCGCTCGCCGTCAGCCTCCTTGGCCGAGGTGATGGCGAGTCCAAGCTTTTTCTTGAAGGCGCCGGCGAAGGTGCCACGCACCGTGTGTTGCTGCCAGCCAGTGGCCTCGCAGATCTGCGCGATGGTCGCGCCCTCGGGTCGCTTGAGCATGGCGATGACCTGTGACTGCTTGCTGTTCTCGCGCATCTTGCGTGCCTTGGGCTGGTTGGCCGGAGGCTCGACGCCGAGGATGGCGTAACCGTGCGGGGCGATGACGATGGCGTCACCGCTTCGGGTAACCAAGTTGTGCGCGGTCAGGCTCTCGATGGTCTTGGCCTTGGCGCCGCCCCGGAGGTTGTCGGGGAACCAGACCACCTTGCCCTCGTTGTGTTCGTGGGCATAGACGAGGATGGCGTGCTGGGTCGGGGTGAGTTGGGTGCTCATGTCGTTCTCCTGTTCAGGGTTGATCGGCGGTCGCCGCGATGCCTGTCTCGAGCGCGTGGATCTTTCGTGCGGTATCGAAGCCGACCCACTCGCCGTGGGCGTCGAGCCCGCGGTTGGCCAACTCCTCGCGAGCAAGGCGGTTGAGATCGATCTCGCCGCGGGCCGCTGCTGCCAGCACTGCGGTGAGCGCGGTCTGGATGAAGCCGAGTTGGTCGGTACTGAAGGTGCTGTCGCTGTAGGTCATCGGGTTCTCCTCGACGGGTTGGGGTGTGGACATGAACGCTCTTGTGATCGAGAAAGCCAAGTCGTTCGAACGCGCCCGTCTTGATTAAAAGCAGCGTGCCCAGAAGCGCTCCGACACCCTGTCGCCATCCGGGCTGCGCCGCTGTGGTCGCTGTCCCTGGCTACTGCCCGACGCATCAGGCGCTGGCACACCGTGACTACGGCCGGGCTCGGCGGGGCTTCGATGCGGAAGTCGGCTTCTACCAATCGGGTCGCTGGCGTGCGATGCGCGCCGCTGTCCTGCGTGAGCAACCGCTGTGCCGTGTTTGCGCGGAGGCTGGCTTGTTGGTGCCAGCGCAGGTGGTCGACCACGTGGTGCCGATCAAGCGGGGCGGTGCGCGTTTCGACAGGACCAACCTGCAGGCGCTGTGCGTGCCCTGCCACAACCGCAAGACGGCGTCGGAGCGACAGGCCCGGCAGGCCCCCTGAGGCTGGGGGAGGGGGGTCAAATCTCTGGAGCGGATGCCCGCAGATGCGTGCGCGAGCCCAATTTTTTGTGCGTGCAAATTGAATCGCTTTTTTTGGGGGTTTGATGCCCGGCCGTAAACCGTTGCCCGTTGCGGTCAAGAGAATCAAGGGCACGCTGCAGAAATGCCGAATCAACCCGCACGAGCCTCGCCCCGCAGGACACCTTGGTGAGCCGCCCGACTACATGTCCGACATCGCCAAGGAGGCATGGACCTATGCGGTCGAGAATGCCCCGCCCGGTTTGTTGTCTTCACTCGACGCATCCGTTCTGGAGCGTTGGGCAAACTGCGCGGGCCTGTACCGGGAGGCCCTGGGGAAAATCAATCGATCGGGTGTCGCCGGCATGATCATCAAGACGCCCAGTGGCATCTTGCGACGCTCGCCGTTGATGGATGTGATCCGGGATCTGGCGCTGGAGATGAAGGGCTATGAGTCGGAGATGGGGTTCACCCCTGCATCCCGCTCGCGGGTCCGGGTGCCTCAAGAGTCGGCCGACAGGAGCGACCCTTGGGCAGAAATTGCGGGCTGACGATCAGTTCGACGGTTGGTTAAGCCGCAACATCAATGTCATCGGATGTGCGGGCGAGGCCTTGAAACCGTAGTGCTCGTAAAACTGGCGAGCACGATCATTGAGCGCGTGGACCAGCATTGCTCGCACACCCGTATTCTGGGAAACCAGCACACAGCGCTGCAGCGCGTCCTGAAGCAAGGCTGCACCCAGTTTGATGCCTTGCGCTCTGACATCGACGGCCAAACGGGCGAGGACCATCACGGGAACCGGGTCCGGCATGTTCTGGCGAATGGATCGCGTCGCGTTGTGGTGCGCAACAGCCCCCGCAGCCAGAGCGTAGTAGCCCATGACATCTCGCTCACTGGTTGTGACGACGAACGTGCGGCTGGCACCGCTGGTCTGGTTGCCCAGCGCGCGGCGCTTGAGCCATTCGTCGAGCACGGGTTCACCACAAGCGAAGGCATCGAGTTGGTGATCCGCGGACAGCGACGCGGGAGCCAGCAGATTCATGTGCCCACTTTCCAGGGGGCCTCGATCGCCAGCAAGCGCTCAAGCCCAAGATTGGGTTGCACAGGAGCATCCAGCATTGCGGTGAATTGTCGGAACTTGTCGTCGTCGAGGCTGAAAAACACTTGATCAAGGATTACCGACTGAGCTCTTTCACAGGCGGCCTCAAGCATGAAGTCGGACCGGTTCTTGCCCAGCAGTTGCGCAGCCTGATCGATCAGGTCGCGTTGCTGCGGCAGGGCCCGCAGATTGATGGCGGCGTCACGCATGGCTTTCTCCGTATGAGTACACAACAGCTACTCAAATTCTGGTCTGGCGTGTAGCTGATGTCAACACGCAATGGGGGCCGCCCTTGCACAAGCGCCCAGACCCAGATAGTCAAGATCGCTGGTCAGTACGCAGAGCAGGTCGTCGCAGGGGAAATTTTGGCCTGCCGCTGGGTGCAGCGCGCCTGCCAGCGCCAACTGGATGACCTGGCGCGGTTCAAGGGCAGATCAAGTCCATACCGCTTTAACCCGCAGCTCACCGACCGTGACGGTCGCGCCTTCCACCCCGCCGACAACCTCTGCGCCTTCATCGAGCGGCTACCTCATGTGAAGGGCCCGCTGGCCGGCGAGACGATCAAGTTGGAGCCATGGCAGGCGTTCATCCTGACCACCGTGTTCGGCTGGGTGCGCGCCGATGGCAAGCGGCGCTTTCGACGCTCCTACATCGAGGTGCCGCGCGGTAACGCCAAGTCGACACTGTCCTCTGCGGTGGCGCTCTACATGCTGGCGGCCGACCGCGAGGGCGGCGCCGAGGTCTACTCGCTGGCCACCACGCGTGACCAGGCGCGCATCGTCTTCGGTGATGCGCAGACCATGGCGCGGCGCAGTCCGGGGTTCCGCAAGCGCTTCGCGGTCGAGGTTGGCGCGCACAACCTGCACGTGCTGGCCACCGGTTCCAAGTTCGAGCCACTGTCTGCGGAAGGCTCGACGCTGGATGGTCTGAATATCCACTTTGGCTGTGTGGACGAATTGCATGCGCACAAGACGCGCACCGTCTACGACGTGGTCGAGACCGGCACCGGCAAGCGTGACAACTCGCTGCTGTGGGTGATCACCACTGCCGGCAGCAACCGCTCGGGCATCTGTTACGAGGTCAGAAGCTTCGTCACCAAGCTGCTCGACGGCGTGCTCGAGGACGACACCCAGTTCGGGATCATCTTTGGGCTAGATGACGGCGACGACTGGACGACTGAGCCGGCACTGGTCAAGGCCAATCCCAACT